GTTACGAACGCTCATATTATGGGATTTCATGAATATGGAACCAGTTCAGATTGGATACTAAGCGTAACTAGCAGTTTACAACTTAGTTTGTATACAGTAGCAGATACCACACCTTCTCCCTACCCGGGATATACTAATACTGTAGCAAATATATCGTTAAATTCTTGGACACATGTAGCAGCTAGCCGATCGGGCACAGGTTCAAATAATTTCAAATTATTTGTAAATGGCATAGGACAATCGTTTTCCACAAATTCTACTCTGGTAGGAGTAGGAAATAATAATTTTTCGATTGGTGCTGATCAAAATGGTGATGAAAGTAATTTTACTGGATATATTTCCAATCTTCGTATCTTAAAAGGCACTGCACAGTACACAGCCAATTTTACACCTTCAACTACAACAATAGGTCCAGTGGCTAACACTAGTTTATTAACTTTACGAGAACCTATACTAGCAGATAATTCAGGCAATAATTTTACTATTTTTCGTAATGGCGATGTTAAAATTGTTCCATTCGGACCATTCAGTCCACAAACGGTAACTCCAGATAGTTATAGTTATAGATTTAGTAATGCCAGTGATTATATCAGTACAACAAATAGTAATCTAGCACTAGGTACAAATGATTGGACAGTTGAAAGCTGGGTATATCCGCGATTTACTGCAAATAGTGGTATATTCCAAATCAGTAATGTACAGTATGGCCTAACTAATTCAAATCTAAATACGGTAGCATTGGGATTTAGTAGCGGAAATAAGGCAATTGTGCGTGTTGCAAATGCTACCTATACCAGCACTGGAACAACAATTACTGCTAATGCTTGGACTCATCTAGCCTTAGTAAAATCCAGTAATGTAAGTAAATTATATATTAATGGTACACTAGACAGCACTTTAGGTACTTCAGGCAGTATTACAGATAATGTGAATTATACAGGTACAACCAATATTGCTGTAGGTGGATATGGTAGTACTAGCGCACTAGCTAATGCCTATATAAGTAATTTTAGAGTTGTAAGTAATAGTGCAGTTTATACTTCAAACTTTACAGTAAATGTTGGGCCTTTAACTGCAGTAAATGGCACAACTTTATTAACCTGCCAAGCTAATACCATAGTAGATGGCAGTTCGGCTAATTTGTCTATTACTGCCAATGCTAATGTAACACCTAGTAAATTCAACCCATTTGATGAGACTGTGACTGTAGGACAAACATACAGTGGAGCTAGTGCAGGTGGTTCTGTGTATCTTGATGGAAGTAGTGATTATTTAACCTTGCCCACCAATACTGCAACAGCTTTAGGAAGTTCAAATTTTACCATTGAGTGCTGGATATACTTTACTAATGCCAACGATGCCACCAATCATCATGGAATTTATACTAATTATACTTCTTTTGTCGCAGGCTCATTGTATTATGGAAAACATCCCTCTAATAGCGGTTATGTTGCAGTTTGGATTTATAATGTCAGTAGCTCTGCAGCAGTTTTAACAGAATCATCATTCCCCCCAAATAATTCTTGGACACATTACGCTTTAGTCAGAAATGGAACATCATTGAGGTTATATCGTAACGGATCTCTGTCGGCTTCTGCTACTGTGTCTGCTAATGTATTATTTACTGGTACTTCGAATCCCAGTTATATAGGTGTAGTTGGGGATCTTTTGTCAACCGGTGCTTTACAAGGCTATATGTCTGGATTTAGAATAATGGTTGGGACTGCACTATACACTACCCCATTCGTACCTCCCGCAGCACCTGCCTTACCTACCACAGCAAATACCAGTTTATTATTAAACTTTACCAATAGTGGTGTTGTAGATGCTACTGGTCGTAATGTGTTAGAAACAGTGAATGATGCTCGTGTTGTAACATCAACATATAAGTATGGTTCAGGCAGTTACTATTTTGATGGCACTGGTGATTACTTGTCTGTAGCATCGAACGACTTATTTAATTTTGGCACTGGTGATTTTACAATTGAAGTATGGGCATATATAAATAGTATTAACATTTATGCTGGTTTTATAGACACAAGAACTTTGGGAGCTACATTACAAAATTGGGTTTTCGGAGTACATGCGTCAGGTGGAAATAAGTTAGATTTTATTTATGGTAGCACTAGATTAACATCTGCTGCCACTGTTTCAACTGGTCAGTGGACACATTTTGCTGTTACTAGATCCAGCGGTACTATTAGATTGTTTATTAATGGTGTTGTAGATATTAATACTGCTACATATACAAGTGCTATAAATGCAAGTAGAACTCAACCTGTTGTGGGCGCAGTGATAGATCCTTACTACTTGAATGGATATATTGACGATCTTCGTATTACTAATGGTTATGCAAGATACACAGCCAACTTCACCGCACCTACGGCACCCTTTGTCACTAAGTGATAAATATCAACGAGACCAAACATGAGTTTTCCCACTAATCCAACTAACGGACAACAAGCTACTGTAAACGGCATAAAATATGTCTACAGTACCTCTAATAATGCTTGGACTCGTAGTCAATTACCATTATTAGGATCTACCGGCGCTACCGGCCCTTCAGGTACCGGCTCTACTGGAGCAACAGGCCCCTCAGGTACCGGCTCTACTGGAGCAACAGGTCCCTTAGGTACAGGCGCAACTGGTGCTACTGGTGTTATTGGCTCCACTGGCGCTACCGGCCCATCAGGCACAGGCTCAACAGGCGCTACAGGCCCAGAACCAGTTACTATACACCCTTTTTTACTAATGGGAGCTTGATCTAATAATATGGGATATAAAACTACTTTAACAAGAATATCAAGCGCCAAATCTACTAAATCAAGACAAACTACTAGCTACCAATATCCCTCAGGCAACGGCGTTGTACTGGCAGGATCAACTATAAACAGTCAAACAACTGCTTATCTAGATATTACAGTCCCAGGACAAGCACGAGCATTTACCGCAGTGTCCGGTGGCGCTGGCACTACTACTATTATTAGCAATCTACAATATTTAAACGCAAATAATATTGTTACTAATGCTATTGCAGTTAGTACCACTGGCGGTAATATTCTTATTAATGGTAATGGTTTTGCTAATACAAGTAGAGTTTATGTTAATAATCAATTAGTTTCAAATACTTTTGTGAATAGTAATGCAATTATTGCTACTTTAAGTGCTAATAGCGTGGGCAATGTGACTTTAGCAATATTCAACAGTTATGGACAAAGTGGAGTATTTAGCAATAGTAATGTAAGATTTAGTGGTGCACCAAGTTGGGTAAGTTCAGGCGCAATTAGCAGTTATAATGATATAGCCAGTAATGTAGCATTGGAAGCCAGTGGTGATGGTACTTTAACTTATTCATTGCAGTCTGGAAGTGGATCATTGCCTTCTGGAATAAGTTTAGTAAGTACAGGATATTTAAGTGGTACTGCTACTGGGTATACAACTGACACAGTGGTAACATTTACACTTGTAGTTACAGATGCTGAAGGACAGGCAGCGCAGCAGAATTATAGTTATACAGTGTTTATTGGTGATACTTATTTCAAACAGACCTCGTTATTATTAAGTGCTGATACTGCTAATACTTTTATTAGTGATAGTAGTACAAATAATTTCTTAGTGAGTAGATTTGGTGATACACGACCAAGTAGGTTCAGTCCATATTGGCCTGGTGGTTGGTCGGGGTATTTCGATGGCACTGGGGATTATTTAACAGTTGCAGACAATGCTGCATTTACACTAGGTACAGGTGATTTTTCAATCGAACTTTGGCTTTATCAAACAGCAAATAACATATCATATTTAGTAGGTCAAAATTCTGGAACAGCTTCCACTAGTTCATTTGACATCAATATTAATAATTTAGCAGTAGGGGGAACAATTTACTATGGTTCGTCTAATATTTTCCTAAGTGGCGGCAATATTAAATTAAATGAATGGAATCACATTGCATTATGTAGAGTTGGGTCAACATTGTCTATATATGTAAATGGGGTAAGAACAGGTGTAAATGCTTCAGCAGGCGTAACTATTAATGATTCTTCTGTCCCTTTAAGGATAAGTGGAATCGACTCAGGGTTGTACCTTTTAACAGGATACATTTCTAATCTGCGAATAATTAAAGGCACTGCACAATATACCGCCAATTTTACTCCGTCAACTACTGCACTGACCACAGTGGCCAATACCAGTTTATTAACTTTACGAGATTCTGTATTGGCTGATGATAGTCCAAACAATTTTACTATTACTCGTAACGGCGATACTCGTCTAACAACATTTTCACCATTTAACACCGCACCTTACACATTCACTGCAAATAGTAATAGTGTATATTTCGATGGCACTGGGGATTATTTGAATGCAGGTAGTAACAGTGCATTTGCTTTCGGTACAGGAGCTTATACAATAGAATGTTGGATTTATCCTACTACCACTACCACTCAGATTTATACTGGTATACGGGCAACAGGTGGCTTACAACTTTATTATGATTCAAGCTCTGGTGTAGGGTTAAGTGCTGTAGGGTCTGCTGGTTTCTTATTTGCAGGAACTTTGTCCATAAATCAATGGTATCATATTGCAGTTTGTAGAACTTCTACATCAAGTAATTCAACATTTATTTTTATAAATGGTATATTAAGAGCTACAGGAACAGACTCTACAAATTGGACTGTGAATGGCCCTTTAATTATAGGGGCAAATCAATCTGGCACAGAAGCATTCACAGGTTATATAAGCAATTTAAGATGGGTAAAAGGCACAGCTCTTTACACCGCCAATTTCACGCCGTCAACTACAGCATTGACCTCAGTAGCTAATACTAGTTTATTGACCTGTCAAAGCACTACAGTAATAGACAATAGTACAAACAATTTTACCATTACAGTAAATGGTAATCCTAATGTAAGTATAGTAAATCCATTTGGTGAAACTGTAAGTACCATTAGCAACTACACTTGGTCAGCCAATAGTTATAGTGCCAGTGGGTATTTTGATGGCACTGGGGATTATTTAACAGTGTCTGCAAATAGTGCTTTTGCGTTTGGTACAGGAAATTTTACAATTGAGTTTTGGGCTTATATTCCAACTTGGACTAGCGATGCACAGCTTATAGGATGTCATACTGCAACTGTGGCATATGATTGGTTAATACAACAATTTACTGCTGGACAATTTAGATATCTAGATTCTTCCTTAATCCTACAGAGCGGAACTGTGCCTACTACAAATCAGTGGAATCATTATGCTGTAACGAGATCAGGAACAACTTTAAGAATTTTCTTGAATGGTATTCAAGTAGCCAGTGGAACTTCGAATGCAAACATTGGTAGTACTAGGGCATTGGGTATTATGGGAGATTCTGGGGGATCTGCAACCCAAATTGGATATATTTCTAATGTTCGTATTTTAAAAGGCACAGCACTGTACACCGGACCATTCATTCCGCCCGCAGCACCACTTACTACTGTAGCCAATACCAGTATATTAACCTTACAGACAGATGTAGGTAGTAATTCAACACAATTTGTGGATCAAAGTGCACAGAATAATTTAATTACACGAAACGGCAATGCCAGTCAAGGCACATATAGTCCTTTAGTGCCCAGCAGCTGGAGTGCTTATTTTGATGGCACTGGAGATTATTTAAGTTTTCCAGCCGGACTAACCACAGCCATGGGTACTGGTCTAGCTGGTAAATTAAACACCATGGAGATGTGGGTGTACCCGACCAGCTGGAATTCAGCTAACAGCTATAGTCACGGTATCTACGGAACTTACGCAGCAGTTGCTGCCAATGGTCGGTGGTTTTTAGGCATTCAAGGACAGGCCAATAATGCGGCTGGTCGACTGCAATTTATTTACACAACTGGAACTGGAAGTCAGGTTGAAGTAAGATCTGCTGTATACAATGTTTCATTGAATACTTGGGCACATATTGCAGTTACCATAGACTCGACTACTAGTTCGAGTACAACTATAAGTTTTTTTTGTAATGGTGTACTAACTGACACTTCAACTGGAAATAATCTTAGTACACAAACAACTAATTATAGTGCACTTAGTCTGGGCAGTAATTTATATATCAATGGTTATATTGGTTATATATCAAACTTTGCACATACTTACGGATCATTAAAATATACAGCTAACTTTACACCAACTACGACTAGTTTAACATCAACTGCAAATGTTATTTTGTTAACATTGCGTGAACCTATATTAGCAGATAACTCAGGCAACAATTTTACTATTACTCGTAACGGCGATACAAAAATTGTGCCATTTGGTCCATTCAGTCCACAAACGGTAACTCCAGATAGTTATAGTTATAGATTCAGTAATGCCAGTGATTATATCAGTACTACCAATAGTAATTTGGCATTAGGTACAAATGATTGGACAGTTGAAAGCTGGGTATATCCAAGATTCACTGCAAATAGCGGTATTTTCCAAATCAGTAATGTACAGTATGGATTAACTAACAGTAATTTGAACACTGTAGCATTAGGATTTAGTAATAATAATAAAGCAATAGTGCGTGTTGCAAATGCTAGCTATACCAGTACTGGTACTAATATAACTGCAAATAGCTGGACTCATCTAGCCTTAGTAAAATCCAGTAATGTAAGTAAATTATACATAAATGGCACACTGGACAGCACTATAGGAACAAGTGGTAGTATCACTGATACTGTAAATTATACTGGTACAACAAATATTGCCGTTGGTGGGTATGGCAGTACCAGTGCACTGGCCAATGCCTATATAAGTAATTTTAGGGTTGTAAGTAATAGTGCAGTATATATCTCAAACTTTACAGTTAATACTGGGCCAATTAGCGCCATAAGTGGAACAACTTTATTAACCTGTCAGGCAAATACAATAGTAGATGGCAGTTTAGCTAATTTAACCATTACAGCCAATGCAAATGTCACACCAAGTAAATTTAACCCATTTGATGAAACTGTGACTGTAGGCCAAAGCTATAGTGGGACAAGTGCAGGGGGGTCTGCGTATTTTGATGGCACTGGTGACTTTTTAGCAATGGCGTCAAGTCCACAGTGGGCGTTGCCTGGTAGTTACACAATTGAATTTTGGCTTTATCCTACAAGTATTCCTGCTTTTGGTGGTGTATTTAGTACTAGAAATAGCGTATCTTCAGCATATGGTATTAGTTTTTCATTAATATCATCGGACAGTAAATTATGGTTAGAAATTGCTAACACAAACACAACCAATTTAGTATTAAAAAGTATTAACACAATAGTAATTAATCAATGGCAGCATATTGCTATTAGTTACAATGGCACTACTTTAAGATTATATCTAAACGGCGAATTACAGGCTTCGGGATCGGTAACTCAAGCACCAACTTTAACAGATTTGTATATAGGAAGATATTATACAGATGTTAATAATTATTATTATCTAGGGTATATTTCTAACTTTAGATGGTTGAAAGGCACAGCTTTGTATACAAGTAATTTTGTGCCTCCTGCAGCACCTGCCTTACCTACCACAGCCAATACCAGTTTATTGTTAAATTTCACCAATAGCGGGGTGGTGGATTCTACTGGCCGTAATGTTTTAGAAACAGTGAATGATGCTCGTGTAACTACCAGTATTTTCAAATACGGCATAAGTAGTTTATATTTTGATGGTACTGGTGATTATATGTATGTAATGGGTACCAGTTCAGAAATGGCCTTTGGCTCAGGTGACTTTACAGTTGAGTTTTGGGTTTATCCAGCTGCAGCTAATCAAACCGCTACTATTATTGATTGGAGAGGAGCAAATGTTAATGGTGCCTATCCTATGTTATACCTTAGCTCGGGTAGCATTAAATTGTATGTGAATACTGCAGATCAGATTTCAGGAGGTGCAGTTACAGCTAGTGTATGGAGTCATATAGCATTGTCTAGGTCTAGTGGTGTAACTAAACTATTTTTAAATGGTACACAAACAGGCTCAAATTATACAGATACAAATGCTTATCTTGTAAGTGCAAGTAGGCCTATAATTGGTTCTAACGGATTTGATTTATTAATTCCATTTAATGGATATTTAGATGATATAAGAATTACCAAAGGATATGCAAGATACACAGCCAACTTCACCGCACCTACTGCACCCTTTGTCACTAAGTGATAAATATCAAAATACAGGAATTTAGATAGATGAGTTTTCCAGTAAGTCCGACCGATGGACAAGAAGTTACAGTTGGTGGTATAACATATCAATATAGTTCAAGCGAAAACTCTTGGACTAGAGTTGCTATGACTGTATCTGGATCTACAGGCGCTACTGGCCCTAGCGGTGTGGGCGCTACTGGCGCTACTGGCGTAGGATCTACTGGCGCAACAGGAGTAGCTGGTGCAACAGGTCCTAGTGGATCTTCAAGCAGCGTCTTTACTTATATTATCAATACAGGTTCTCAAAGCGGCGATCCAGGATCTGGTAATATTATCTATAATAATGTTACACAAATAAACTCGACACAATTAAATCTAAGTAATCTTACCTACGATGGCACTGATATTGATGTATTTTTAGCATTAATTCTTACTGGTGAAACTATTTTAGTTCAAGATAAAAATAATTATGTAAATTATCAAACATGGACTGTAAATGGTACACCTACTCAGTCATCAGGTTACTGGACTTTCCCTGTGACTTTATTAGATTCTGGTGGCACAGGAACCTCTAACTATGATAATGGCGACGAAGTTATAGCAGCTTTGGTAAAAGGTATAACAGGATCAACTGGCGCTACTGGTATAACAGGTTCAACTGGCGCTACTGGTATAACAGGTTCAACAGGAGCAACAGGACTGTCTGGAGCAACTGGCGCTACTGGTTTAGAAGGCACAACTGGCGCTACTGGATTTACCGGCGCAACTGGAGCAACTGGCTTAGAAGGCACAACTGGTGCTACTGGGGTAACCGGTGCTACTGGTGCTACTGGATTCGATGGTAGTACTGGTGCTACTGGTTTAGCCGGCACAACTGGCGCTACAGGTGTAGATGGAGCTACAGGTGCTACTGGATTAACTGGGGCCACTGGTGCTACTGGATTTACTGGGTCAACAGGCGCTACTGGGTTTACTGGTTCAACAGGCGCTACTGGTCCCTCAGGAACAAGCTCTAGTATATTTTATTATTTGGCAAAAACAACTACCACTTCAGGAGATCCAGGAAGTGGATATGTAATTTGGGATAATTCCACTCAAATTAATTCAGGAAATATTATAGTAAGTCATTTGACTGAAGATAATACAGATATTGATATATTTTTAAAGTTATTGGTGCCTACAGAACAAATTATTATTCAAGATAGAAATGATAGTGGCAGTTTTCAAACTTGGACAATAACAGCTAATAGTACTAATACTAACCCAGGGCAAGCAAATAGTTACTTTACATTTCCTGTAAGTTTATTTGATTCTAATGGTGCAGGCACAAGTAATTTTAGTAACAATAACGAATTATTTTTAGCATTATATAAAGGACCAGAAGGTAATCCTGGTGCAACAGGTGCAACTGGCCTGACAGGTGCTACTGGTTTAACTGGCACAACTGGTGCAACTGGATTGCAAGGAGCAACTGGTGCAACGGGATTAGGTTCAACTGGGGCAACTGGCTTTGATGGAGCAACTGGTGCAACTGGCCCAGCTGGTGAAGGATCAACAGGTGCTACAGGTATTGGGGCCACAGGTGCCACTGGTTTTGATGGCGCAACTGGTGCCACCGGTCCAACTGGTGTGGGTTCAACCGGAGCAACAGGTCCATCAGGCACAGGAGCAACTGGTGCAACTGGTCCAGCTGGAACTGGATCAACAGGAGCAACAGGGCCATCAGGCACAGGATCAACAGGAGCAACAGGGCCATCAACTGCAATTAATGCTACAAATACCACTTCAATAAGTACATTATATCCTGTAATGGTAAGTGCAGCAGGGTCCAATCAAACTCCATATGTAGATACTAGTTTGTTTGTGGTTGATGCTAACAATAATAAATTAACTATGAATGGCAATTTGTATGTTATAAGTACAAGTCAAGGCCAAACTAATTTAACTTTGTCTGGAACCACTTTAACAATCAATATTGCAGCAGCTACAGTATTTTCGGTAAACAGAACAAATACAATTTCTACTGTTACCATAACAAATACAGAATCAGTGAATAGAACAGCTAGTATGGTCCTTATGATGACTGCAGATGGAACTACAAGAGCTGTAACTTGGCCTGGAAGTTTTAGATGGCCAGGTGGCACCGCTCCAACACTAACCAGTACACTAAATAAGGTTGATGTAATTACCGCTTATACTTGGGACGGCGGTACAAATTGGTTTGCATTTGCTTCAGGGTTGAATATGTAAAATGGCTATTTACGCTTTAGTTGAAAATAATGAAATTACGGAAATATCTGATGGTTTACCACAGAATTGGAGAAACATAAGTAATTTTTCTGCATTAGAAAATAATATACCTTATTTAAATAGTTTAGGATGGCAACAAGTTCAACAAGTTATACCTACTTACGATCCTGGCACTGAAAGATTAGAAAATTGGCAATATAAATTAGTGAATGGACAAGTTATTTTAGAACCAGATGTTGTGCCTTTTGTGGCACCAACACCAGAGGAAATTGCTGCGGAAGAAGCAGCACAAATGGCTGCCCAATGGATAGCAGTAAGACAAGATAGGGATCATAGAATGAATACTTTTGAGTGGCGATATACAAGATATTTTCGCCAACAAAGGTTAGGCATAACACCAACTACAGATCAAATAGAAAACTTAGACAGTTATATGCAAGCATTGGCTAATATTACACAGCAATCAGACCCATTCAATATTGTTTGGCCAACATATGTAGGAGCGTAGTATGCTTTTACCTCGATGGCTTTTAAATAGACAGGAAGCAGCTTCTAGCGCAGTAGTGGTTGTTACACAATCTAAACCTGTTTTTACCTGGGGCTTAAATTCGTTTGGTGAGTTAGGATTAGGTGACACAATCACTAGAAGTAGCCCTGTTCAAATAGGAACAAGTAGTTGGATTATGGTAGCTGCAGGGGCAAGTACTACTGTAGGTATCCGTTCCGATAGTACTTTATTTACATGGGGAGCAGCAGCCGGTGGAGCTTTAGGCAATGGTACAACAATAGGTAATAGATCTAGTCCCATAGCAATTGGTACAAGTAGTTGGACTTATGTTACGGGTGGTAATCAAAACTTTTTTGCTATACGAACTGATGGTGGATTATTTGCATGGGGGATTAATAGTACTGG